AAGAGTACAATACAACGAACACAATACCGAATAATGTAAGTGATAAACAAATACCAATGAAGAACTTCAGGCGAGCCATCAGTTGTTCTTCACTGTATATAAATGTATCTTTATTTTCCACAGTTGACTCCTTGTGCAGAAGATCCAGCAGGTGCTGGCGCAGGTAATTGCTTAGTTTGTTCATTTGGTGGTCCTAATCTTGGGTCACGTTGACCTTTAAAGATGTGTTCAGGACAAGTACGAGTCACATCACATAAAGGCATTTTACAGTAATCTTTATCCCAGTTGGCTGGGTTTTGGCATGGGTATCTAAACTCCTCTTTACTACACATGGCTAAACCAAGTGGTAGCAAAAGAAGTAAGAGTAACCATCTTACCATCTTGCGGTCATTCATTAGTGTGCTCCCATAACGTGTAGAGCGTGTTCGTAGTGCTTAATACGATCTTCAAGACCGATGAAACCACCATTGATTGCCTTAGTTAGTCCTTTGATGTCGCCAGCATCAGCGAAACGGTTTAGGTTATTTGTTTCCCAGAACCAGCAAGCTGATTGAGCAGCACCCTCGAAAGTTTGTAAGTATTCAGCAGCTTCTTCAACTGGAATTCCAAGAGAAGCAGCAAACCATGAATAGTTTGATTTACCAGTCAACTGAATCAAACCTCTACCACAATAGCGATATCCGTCTCCAGTTTCTGGTCCACCATTACCCATACGATTAGCATAAACAAGGTTCGCAATTGCTTCTTGTTTATTTGGCTTTGCAGCATATTCTGCAGCCATTGCATCGGTTGGGAAATACTTAGGAAAAATCTTTCTTAAAGTTGCAGCCTTGTAATTAAGGTTTTCCTTAAGAACCATAAATCCACCTGATTCATGTGCGCATTGTGCGATAAATGCAGCGATGCGTTGTGGAGTATTAATTTCGTATTCTGGCAATAACTGCGAAAGAGCATGGTGCCAGTGATCCACGTAAGGGTTCTTGGGAAGCAACTGTTTTAGTTGTTGTAATGTCAGTTCCATCTCACCTTCCTATTTAAAATGCACAAAAGTATGCATAGTTGTATTTAGTTAAAAAAGTCCTTGACTTTTATTTGACTTTAGGCTAGAATAACAGTGTTAGGGTTGATAAAGAAAGTCCTTGACTTTAATTGGAAATAAGAGTAAAATACTCTTATAGATTGGAGATATTATGAAATACGGTGAATATAAGGGTAAAGTTTACGATGAACGCCATGGCGGTGCATTCGATCGTGGTTCAGCGGATTCTTACTACGATCGTCCTCGCTCGCCACACTATTATGTCGGTGGTACAGGTAATAGCGATCGCATTGAAGATTTAACTCCAGAAGAACTTGAAGCATATCACGCTGGGTATGATTACAACGAGCAGTATGGTGATAAGAAGGATTGGAGATGAGTAAAATTGGTGATGCATTAATTGAGATTGAAGAACTAGTTGAAAAAGGAATGTCAGCTAAGTTTATTGCAGCAGTCCTTAATGTCCCATTAGATTGGGTTTATGACGTTATTGAACAGCGTCAAGGATTGGAAGAAATGAATTGTAATGGGTGTATTGATGAAGACTATTGAAAATGAAGTAATGTTGATTGCGCAAGAAGAATGTGCTGAAGTGACGCAAGCAATCAGTAAAGTTTTTCGCTTTGGGTTTGATGAAGTGTATAATGGTAAAACAAACCGTGCACACCTTGAAGAAGAAATTGGTGATTTGGTATGTATGTTCCAATTGATGGAAGAAAAAGGTTTAATTGATTGGACTAGAGTTTCTGTTGCAGCTCAAATGAAGCGAGAGAAACTAAAGACTTGGAGTAATATATTGTGATTCGTTGGATTGAAAATGTAGCAGCATCGGATGTAACCACTGGGTTTCATTACGATCCAGGACCAAATGCTATGTTGATTAGTATTACTGACCCAGCAGGTTGGAAGCCAAACCCTAAACATGACTTCAAAGAAGTCCATGAGTTTGAATTTCTTGACGCTGAAGATGAAGATGGTTTTCCAGATGAGTGTAAGATTCAAGATGAACAAGCAGAAAACATTGTTGCCCTTTTGAACCGAGCCAAGGAAAACCATATGAATGTAGTGGTTCATTGCTTTGCTGGCATTTGTCGTAGTGGTGCTGTGGTTGAAGTTGCCACTATGATGGGTTTTACTGCAACCGATCGTTACAGACAACCAAACCTTCGTGTTAAACATAAGATGATGAAAGTGTTGGGTTTTACCTATGATTGATTTTGTTATTGAAGACCGTGATATGATCATCCAAGCAGTTCTGGATGGAATTCTCAGTGCTGAACATATCACCTTGGAAGAAATCCAAGATTTGGAAGAAGTTGTGTTTGAAGAAATTTGCGACCAGCTTTCTCCATTTGAATGTTGGGAAACTGAACAATAATTTGCTTTACAACAATTCTTGAGGTATAATACTTGTTATGAATATCATTCACACGTCACTTGGTAAGTCTAAGAAACGCAAACCCACAGCTAAACAGCGAGAACTCGCTGATCAGTGGGAGAAACTGCTTAAGAAGTATGAGCCGAAGAAGCCTGTGCCTGCACGCAAGGATGACGGTTTGTCGTACTCGCTCGGGAGAACTGCTTGTCGTGAGACACCTAAGATTCCAAGTCTTCCTTTCACTGGCGCACCATGCCTGAAGAAAGAGAATCCAGTCTATACTGGTAACAAGATTAAAGGTATTGGTACCATGCATAAGTCTAATGCAGTTCCAGTGTTTAGTGATGAGCAAGCAGTTGAGATTGCTACGATGAGGAGAGGATAATGGAAAAGAAAAGAAGATTATCAAACAGTAGAGGTTGGGTTGAACTTACACCTGAAACTTTAGCCCATCTATATTCGCCATATAAAGATGTCGCTTACATTGTAAAACCACAAAGGGTTGTAATTGATAAACTATTAAATGACTTACATGAAATGCATCTTGGATATATTGACGAAGCAGTTGACAAGTCTGAGTTAAAAGAAGCAAATGAAGTAATTAAACATATCATGGAGAAGAAATGACATACCCACACAGAGTTCAAGTAAAAGAAATCCCTGTTCCGCCAAAAACAATTCAAGTTACAATCTCCACTGATTATGGTACACATGTAACTAATGATGAGTTCTATGCTGAACCGCAGGAATTTTTAGATTTTTGGAAACCACTAGTTGAATATTATGAAGGAGTTAAACGTGACCAAAACGGAAATTAAACAACCACTGGGTAATGACCCAGAATTTCAAACATGGCTTAAAGGAATTTTACACGATGACATCACAAAAGATTTGTGCGTTACTTTTACCAAAAAAGATGGTACAGAAAGAGAAATGTATTGCACCCTCGTTGAAAGTAAAATCCCAGTCGACAAGCGTCCAAAAGAAACGCAAAATACCAGCAATTCAGGATCCGCACTTCGTGTATTCGACACAGTCACAAACGAATGGAGAAGTTTCCGCTGGGACTCAATCAAACGAGTAGAATTTAGTATTGGAGAATAAAATGAGTTGGAAAATTATTGGGTTTTTGCTTGTGGTTGTAGCAATCGTTATTGGTGCACCGATCGCATTGATTTGGGCATTCAATACTCTATTCCCAGTATTGGATATTCCCTATACACTTGAAACTTGGTTGGCAGCATTTATTATTCCTGCTGCATTTAAATCTAATGTAACACTTAAAAAGGAAAGATAATGAGTATGTTTTCTACTGAAGAAGATCGCAAGAAGTTTATGGGTGCGGTTCAAGAAATTAGTAATTCAATGATTCGTATTGAAGCTGAACGTGATTTGATTCGTGAGATTGTAAAAGAGAAATCTGACGAATTTAAGGTTTCCAAGAAAGTAATCAACAAGATTGCAAAGACATATCATAAACAGAATCGTGCTCAGGTAGAAGCAGAACACGAAGAATTCATGGAAATCTACGACGAAGCAACGAAGCAAAAAAGTGCTTGACTTTAATTGAATAATAGGGTATAATTATTCTATAACTTGGAGGATTTATCCTATGGCTACTGCCGCAAAACGTCAAAAACTTATTGAAAAAGCCAACGCATTTATGAAAGGTGTTGAGGTTCAAATCTCACCCGATACATATATGCGTGACTTGCTTTCTGCTTTAAATTATTACAACGCAAACCACGACGACAAAGATAAGAAGAAGTGGTTTATCTCTCACTATGCTAAGATTGACAAGAAACTTGCAGTTGAATTTCTCAAACTTGATGAGTATCATTTCCGCTATGCAGGTATTCTTGCAAGAATACAAGATGGTGGTTCTGAACTACAAGAAAAAGAGCTGAACTACTTTAACGAACGCATTGCTTTCCTTAAAGAGCAAATTGGCTCACGCCAAAAGTCACAAGACAAAGCTGATAAGAAAGCTGCAGCTGTTGCAGCCCTAGTCGCTGCTCAACCGTCTATTCAACAACGAATGGATGATAAAGCACACGAACTTGCTGGTGAGATTGAAGGTGCCATTGACGACTTCGTTCTGAATAAGTCGTCTGACTTTTCAACTAAAAACTATCTTGCTGCCAATCAGGTTGCAGCACCTATTGCTAAACGCATCGGTGAGTTCTTTGTGAGTACAAGTAAAGAACTACACGAAGCATTAGAAGGTAAAGATGAACAACTCAAAGAAGGTTATAGTCACTTCACCAAACGTGAATTGAAGAAGTTCGCTGAGTTTGTTGACCAGATTATTGTTGACTGTAATCAAGCAGTACAAACTGCTAAAGCCACTCGCGCACCTCGTAAACGCAAACCTGTACCATTGTCTAAGCAAGTTGCTAAGGTCAAGTACATGAAAGAGTTTGCCGAACTCAAACTGAAATCTGTTAAACCAGAAGAGATGATTGGTGCCAAAGAAGTTTGGATTTACAATACCAAATATCGTAAGGTTCAAGTTTATAAGGCTGACAACGGTCTTGCTATTAAGGGTACAACCTTGATTGGTTTTGATGTTACAGAATCTAAGTCAATGACCCTGCGAAAGCCTGAAGATTTCTTCAAGGGACTTTCTATTGGTAAACGTGCCATGAACTCGGCTATTAAAAACATTAAGACTAAACCTACGACACCAAATGGTCGTATTAACGAAGAATGTATTATCCTCGGAGCATTTTAAATGATTCTAATTGATTATTCACAAGTTGCTCTAGCGACCATCCTAACATTCCAACGTGAGTTGAAAGGTTCTGAATCAGAAGTTAAAAACCTGATTCGCCACGTAACTCTTTCAACTATTAAATCATACAAGAAAAAGTATGGTAAAGAGTACGGTCAAATCGTAATTGCCACTGATGGTCGTAAATACTGGCGCAAAGAAGTCTTCGAGTATTACAAAGCAGGTCGTAAGAAAGCACGTGACGCTTCTGACCTTGACTGGAAACTTATCTTTGACACTCTGTCTGAAATGCGAGATGACATTGCTAAGTATTTCCCTTACAAAGTTATTAAGGTTGACCGTGCTGAAGCTGACGATATCATCGCAGTTCTTACTGAGTATGTTCAAACTAATGAACTCGTTCAAGAGGGTTTGATGGAAGAGCCACAAAAGGTTCTTATTCTTTCCTCTGATAAAGATTTTAAACAGTTACAACTTGCACCGTTCTCCAGTGGTAATGTGAGCCAGTGGTCACCGATGCAAAAGAAATACATCAAAGCCAGCAAAAAAGAGATTATGGACTTTACTATTGAGCACGTCGTGAAAGGTGATGCTGGTGATGGTGTACCTAATATTCTGAGCAAAGACGATGTGTTTGTTGTTGGCGATCGTCAGAAGCCAGTAAGTGCTAAACGACTTGCTGAGTTTTATGAGAAGGGTATTGATGCGTGTCGTAATGATGAAGAACGTCGTAACTGGCAACGCAATTCTACTTTGGTTGCATTCGATAACATTCCTAAAGATGTTAAAGATGAAATCATTCAGGCATACCTAAATAGCAAGCCAACTGGCGATAAAATGACTATTATGAACTATTTGATTGAAAATCGTTGCCGACTATTGTTGGATGAACTAGAGGATTTCTAATGAGAAAATATGTTACAGTAATGCTTGACGAGATTAATGAAGATCCGTCTAAGATTGAACTATACAAGAACGATGCTGCTCTTAAACTTATTTTTGAGTATGCATTTGACCCAACTAAGAAGTTTATTCTTCCTGAAGGTGAACCACCTTTCAAACCTGCAGCTGAACCAATGGGTATGACACCCACAAACCTATTCAGCGAACTCCGCAGAATGTATGTATTCTGTCGTCAAGACTTGAAACCAATTAAACGTGAAGCATTGTTTATTAGTTTCTTAGAGGGTGTACACCCAACTGAAGCTAAGATGTTGATTGCAGTCAAAGACCAGAATCTACATAAACTATACACTAAGATTACACGCAAATTGCTTGAAAAACACGGAATTATTCAGCCATTGCCTAAGAAAGAAAAGCAAGAAACTGCTTGACTTTAATTTCCAATTATAGTATAATATAATTATAAACTTGGAAAAGGTGTATATTATGAAACGTGTGATTTTGTTATCTTTATTTGTAAGTTCCAGTGCTATGGCATTGGACTTCAATACTGAATGGGCTAAGTTCGCCGATGACTTCGCTAAACTGAAGTCAAAGGTAAACATTACAGTTGATGTTCCACGTGTTGGTAACATTACTGTGCCTGTTGAGGACGCAGAGTTGAAACAGGTTGACCCAAAGTCACCTGACCGTCTTGGATTAAAACTTCAAGACCCAGCAATGCGTGAGCGTGTCACTTCACTTTATCAGAAACCTGACACTGTAGTTTATTCTGCGACTATCCGTTAATTGGAGATTTTATATTATGAAAAAATTGATTCTTGTTGCCGCAATGGCTGCCGTATTATCGGCATGTAGTACAACTAAAATGGCTGACGTTGACCCTGTGTCAAACCAAGCTGTTAAAATGACTCAAGACTTTGGTAAGGTTGAAGTTACATTCACTGATAAAGGTGATTGGGAAGTAATTAAGTCTTCTGCAACTTCTTCAGTACCTATTGATGTTGATGCTGGTCTAGAACAAGCCATGAACGTGGCTACTATGCGAGCTAAACGAAACATCGTTGAGTTTATCAATACTGACTTAAAATCATCTAAGTCAACTGATGCTATCACAAAGTCCCTTGCAAAGAACGTTTCTTCTGGTGATGAAAAATCACAAGAACGTGCTGCAAACATCGCAACCCAAATTCAGGAAAAGATTTCAGTTCAAGCTGATGGTATGTTGAAGGGTGTGTATGTGGTTGACCGTAAAATCTCTTCAGACAAACGCACTGTCGTTGTGACTGTTCAGGTTGATAAACGTTCAATGCGTACTGCTTCTCAACTTCGTGCATCGTTCGGACAATGAAAAAGTTAATCGCTTCGATCCTGTTTGCGGTAGCAACCAGTGCTAGTGCTCAATCTGTAGTTAATGTTATACCAGTTGGACTTGGTGTCACTAGGTTTATTGTTGACATAACTGACAAAGATCGAGTGGAAAACAGTACACCAGTTGTTGTTCAAGCATCTGGTACAGGTCAAACCTGTGATGCTGCATTACTCAACGCTAAACGATTTGCTTTAGAAAAAGTAAATGGCTCATGGGTTCGTTCGATTCAACGGTCAAAAGACGGTTCGTACGATGAAGAAATCGTACAGTACAGCGGTGGTGTAATTAAGTCATACAAGTATCTTCGTGATGATTGCACTTTTGTTATCATTGAAGCTGAGGTAATGAAACGGTCAAACCGTGTTCAGCTAGAAGCAGCAGATATAACTAAAAGCCAACTTGTACATATACAAGGAATTAAAGATTCTGTTGATAGAAAACAACAAGCTGTATCTAAGATAAATTCCCGTGCTAATGCGGTTTATTTTAAACCTAATAACACTGAGATGCGTGTTATTGATGGGACTAACGATATTGCTATTTCTATCGATGGTGTCTTTGCCTACAAAGATAATTGGAGAGCTGATTATCTTGAACTGAGAGAACAGTTTGGATATTTTAATTTATCTTCTTTTGAACCAGAAGCCAAAATTAAAATCGTTGGGTATGATTCTTCTCGCAAAGAAGTATTCCAGTCATCGTTTGTTTATAGTGGGGATTGGAAACTTTGGAAGGTTAGAAGTTATGGTGCTAATAGAACCATGGAAGTTTATACACACAAAACTGAAGAAGCCAAAGTTAAATTCAGAGTTCCGCTTAACAAGTTGGAACAAATTAAAAGTTTTGTTGTTGAGGTTATATGAAGCAAAAATGGGTTGACGCATTTATGGATACAGCTGACAGGTTTGCTCAGCTTTCCAGTGCAAAAAGATTACAGGTTGGTTCTGTTGTAGTCAAAGATAATCGTATTATCTCAATCGGTTATAATGGTATGCCAGCTGGTTGGACTAACGAGTGCGAAGAAGTAATTGAGGTTCACGAAGATGGTGGTGTTATAACCAAAACTAAAGACGAGGTCATTCATGCTGAAGCAAATGCTATATCAAAACTGGCACGTGATGGGGAATCTGGCAATGGCGCCAGTTTATTCTGCACTCACGCTCCTTGTATTCATTGCGCTAAGTTAATCTATGGTGCAGGTATAAAGAAAGTTTATTACAGAAATTCTTACAGGGATGAAATAGGTTTAAACTTTCTAAAGCAGTGTGACATCGATATTGAAAAAATCAATTAAGCATATTGAAACAATTTATGTTTTAAATTAGGGTTTTTACTGTTATTTTTTATAAGTAAAATATAATCTGTTTATTAAAAGGAGACGTTATGAAAACAGTAGGAAGTAAGTTAGAAAAGTTTACAGTCACTGGTGTAAAGCCAGGACAAAAGGGTGAGTTCTTCGACATCACCGAGGAATCATTCCCAGGCAAGTGGAAGATTATCGTTTATTATCCAAAGGACTTTACATTCGTATGCCCAACTGAAATCGTTGCTTACGATAAATTGTTCCAAGACTTTGAAGACCGTGATGCAGTTCTATTGACTGGTAGCACTGATAACGAATTCTGTAAAGTGGCATGGCAAATGCATCATGAGGATCTAAAGAAGATTCGTCATATTCAATTTGCTGATACTGCTCGTCCAGTTTACACTGAAGGTATTGGTTACTCAAACAAGAGTTTAGTTGAGCAACTTGGTGTATTCTATGCACCAGCTGGCGCAGCTCTACGTGCAACATTCATTGTTGACCCTGATAATGTTATTCAACACGTTACAGTTAACAACTTGAACGTTGGTCGTTCTCCAGAAGAAACATTGCGTATTCTTGACGCACTTCAAACTGGCGAACTATGTGCATGTAACCGTACAATCGGTGGGGAGACTCTATAATGGCATTTATTGACGCTATTAAAGAAGCGTTGCCAGATTACGCAAAGGACACCAAGTTAAACTTGGACGCAGTCCTTTTGCGTAGTACATTACCTGTTGATGAAGCGATGGGTTGTGCCGTCGCTGCATTAGCTGCAACTGGCAATGGTAAACTACTAGGTGTTTTACTTGCTGACGCACCTGTTGAGGCAAATTCTGCTATGACTGCTGCAAGTTTAATGGCTCAAAACAACGTATGGTATCCATATGTCGAAATGGCTGATGACGAGGCATTGAAAGGTTTACCTGCTCAACTTCGTATGAACGCTATCGCAACTCACGGTGGTACATCTAAGGAACGATTTGAGTCGTATTCTCTAGCTGCATCTATCGTTGGTAAGTGTCATTTCTGTGTAAAAGCACACTACGATGGACTGAAGAAAATGGGCTACACTGTAGAACAACTTCGTG